GCCCCCCTGTATGGTTTGGTAGCAAGTGATTATGGCAAAACTTTCCAGCATAAGGGCAAGACATTAACCCTAGTTGGCTTTGAAACCTCTCGCTCCAAGTTCCCGATTTGTTGCCGAGACAAAGATGGGAAGGAAACTCTTTTCACCCGAGATATTCTCGCTAAGATCGAAAGAGAAACCTTGTACAGGAAAACAATGGCTGATGACCTTCAGAAAAACAAAGCTTAAATCAGTATCGAGCCTGCAACCTTAATCGGTTGTAGGCTTTTTTATTGTTTTAAGTAGTACCGTTTGTATCTGATGAGGACGCTGTTTACTAATAACAAGGGAGTTTGGTGTATGAACAGTTGGATCGAAAACTACTATCATCTTAACAACCGATTCAACAGACTACTAGGCACTTATATTTTAAATGGAATTGTCCAGACCTGCGGTCACCGTGAGTGGGAAGACTGTGGGTGCCTTGGGATGAAGTATGCAGGGAAATCCATGCTCCATGCATACAAGAATGAGGGATGGGAGGTAAAGGATCATACTTAACCACCAGGAAGCCTTGCAACGAAATGAAAAAAATAAAAATAATAATTGAGGCTAAAATGGAAGTCAGCGATATGGAAGAAGCTTATGAGGCTGTCTTGAATGTTCACCAGATTCTTGCCCATAGAATCTCCACATTAGACCCCAAAGGTTGGGACGTAGTTCGAGGTAAAGTTCGGGAACATTTCCAAATTAAATCTATTAGGGCGGTTGAAGATGGAGGGGATGACAATGGGTGAAATAATGATTATATGTTTTTCGTTTCTCGCAATTATTGTCTGGCTTCTCGCAATTATTATGGCGGTTAAAAATAGGGGGAATGATAATGGGTGAAATAATCATTGTATGTTTTTGGTTTCTCGCAATTATTATAGTGGGAGGAATCGCTGAAGTGCTTGGAGCAATATTCCATAAGTGGTTTACTAAATAGCACGAAGGGAGGGCTTTTTGGGCGAATGCAATTCTTTTTCAAGCATTAAAACTTTCCATTTTAGCAAAGCAATATTTTCCTTCAAACTGGAAATCATTTCTTCCTTTGCGTGAATCAATTCTCTCACCTTATCCTCCTCCTGGTTTTCATCTGGTTCATCGTCATCTTCTTTGTAGCCTGGATAGTCTGGGGCTTTTCCTTTCCCATCGAGTAACCATCCAAGTTCCTGGTCAGACAACTTACAGGCTCTGGCGATTCCTGCTAATTTATTATAGGTAGGAGCAACCTCACCCCTAACCCACCTACTAATCTCGGTTGGTTGACATCCTGCTTTCGTTGCAATGTTTTTCTGTAAATCTGTTTGCATATCTAAAATTCTTTTAAGTCTCCTCCCCAATCTTTTATGTGGGTTTTTTGCAGACATGGTATCCTCGCTTTGATCTGACACTTTAAAGCTAGTAAAACTGAATAAACAGACTACCTTACAAGCGTGTTAAAAAGTTGTTGACAAGATATGTAATATTGTTTATTATCATATTTGTTAACAGTAATAAATCTTGCATAGTTTATGCGATTAATTATTGTACAACTTTTACTAAGCTTGTCAACGGTTAATGCCTACCCAGTATTAGGATAAGACACCAAGCCCCGCAAAATCAATCATTTCAGAAAGGGACAAAATGCTAACAGACAAGCAAATTGAGAAAAGGAAATCGGGATTATTTGGGACTGATGCATCCGCAATCGAAGGGACTAGTGAGTTTCTTGGTGCATACGAACTGTATAAGATTAAGCGTGGTGAGGTTTCTGATGAAGTAGCCCCCAACCTAGCGATGGCACTCGGTCATAACTGCGAACCCTCCAACGTAAAAGCAATTGCCAAGGCAATAAACAAAAAAGTAAGGGGTAGCAATAGAACTATTTGGAACAAAAAATTGCTTTGCCCAAAAGGCAAACCTTTTTTGGGCGCTCATCTTGATGGGAAAGTTGTTGGTGAGAGAACAATCGTTGAGTGTAAAAATGTTCACTATAGAGCGGAAGCTAAATGGGGTGAACAGGGTAGCGATGAAATCCCCCCAAGCTACCGATCTCAAATTAAACATTATTGTTTAGTTACTGGGATGCGGAACGTAATCGTTGGAGCAATCTTCATGTCATGGCCTGAACATAAAATTTTTAACGTGACATTTTCCGAGGAAGAAATAGCCGAACTTTATGAAAAGGAGTGGGGGTTTTGGAGCAGGGTTCAGCAGGGAATTGAACCTTCAGTAGATTCAACAAAAGGTTGTGAGCAAGCCCTCCGCAGGCAATGGCCTAGAGTCATCGATACAGAAGACATGGCTCAATCTGACGAAACCGTTGATAAAACTCTCTTGCTCATGGGGAAAAATAAGGAGGAGATGAAAAAATTAAGAGATGAAGAGTCACGGCTGAAAAACATTATCAGGCAGAAGATGGAAGACCGCCCTCTTTTGGTACACCCAGAAGGTTACACCGTTGCGTCTTACAAGGAAGACAAAAACGGCAATCGTGTTTTAAGGATCGTTAAATAAATCATCAAAAAGGAGAACAAAAAATGGCAACATCTAGCAATTTATTTCTCTCGCCAGTAGGCCTTGCAGACTTTGCAATCCTGCATGAGCCAAGAAAATGGAGCGAGTCGCATCATAAATCAATCTATGATGCAGAAAATGGAGAGTACTCTACGGGGTTGGTTATTGGCAATGAGGAAGGTAAACATTTTAAAACTATTGTAGATGGCTACGTCCAAAAGAAGTTAACCGAGACAATAGAGGAAGCTTTTGCGGATTTAAAAGAAAATAAGCCAAAGAAGGTAGACAAGTATAAGAACGCTATGGATTGGCAGAAAGCAGAAAATGTTTTCACCCCTTACTACCCATATACCCAGATTGAGGATGAAGATGGAGAAGCGTTGGATGCTTGGAAATTTAAGTTCAAGCGGAAAGCTAAAACCATGTACAGGGATAAGGCTTCAGGAGAGCAAAAAGAGTATACCTTTATTCCACTGTTTGCAAATAAGGAAGGCGAACCTCTCGGATCTGACTATTTTGAAGAAAATGGCCTCATAGGTAACGATTCAGAAATGCGAATCAGATACAAGCCATACTCTTGGGTTAACAAAAAGAATGAAGTTGGAGTGAAGCTTGATATTTATCACATTCAATTATTGAATCACATTCCTTATCAGGTTTCTGGGTCACAAGACAAAGGTCCGCTGTTTGACCCTCTATAGAAAGTAGTTCATGGAGAGCGACATTCCTCCAGAGCCAGACCCATGCAGACAGGGGCTTAAAATGGCTGACCTGCTAACGAAATGCGTTCTAAGGGTATCGCATCGGATTAGTTATATGAGAGTCGCTCCGCTTGGTTGGGGCTTACCGTCCCCCGCTCAATACACTTGATTGTGTTCATTTTTACCAAGTGCATATATCTCTAAAGGTTGGCAAGTCTGCGTTTTTTTAACATATACATAAAAGAATAGGAGTTGAAATGGTTTTATTGGATACACATTTATTGACGGCTGTCGCACAAATTGAAGACTCTTTGAAAGTGATAAAACAGCAGGCTCTTGCTTTTGCTGACCCCACAATTAAATTTAACAAGCCCACATTGATGAAAAAAAAGTACCAAGACATGGGGAAAAGTCAGGCTTTGGTTTCCGCTATGATGGAAAATTCTAGCTGTATGAATGTGAACGATATAGCAAATGAGCTTTTTGACCTCAAGGATATTACTCCTGACGAAAGAACAAGGCACATGAAAGCACTCAATACTATCATCACTAGAACCCCAGAAGTTATTTCAGCAGGGAGTAAGCGAGGCTACTGGAAGCTCCGATAAAAAATAGGAAGGACAGGAAACGCAGGTATCCGCTATGAAGTTCTGGAATTAAAATCCATATGTGATAAGATAAAGCGGTCAAACTGCGTTTCTCTGCCTGATGGAGAAAAAAAATGGACGCAAAAATCAGGAAGAGAAAAGATCGAGGAAATGTTTTTTACATCGAGGGAACAATTTTTGGACAAAAAGTTAGAGAGTCTACTTTCACAAAGGATCAAGGGGAAGCGGAATTAATCTTTGCTCGATTTGTTGAAGAGCGGAAGAAAGCCTTTCTTGGGGGTGACGCAACAGAGCCAACCTTTAATGAGGTTGCTATTGTGCATATCAATAGTGAGTGTAAAAAATCAGTAGACAAGGATTTTGAATACATTCACGCACTCAAGCCATACATCGGCAATCTGCCCTTCAATAAAATAAAGAGAGTTCTTGGTAAAAATTCCGAACTTACTCCCTTTATCAAACAGAAGGCTTTTGAGAACAAGTCCATTACCACGGTGAATAAACATTTAAGCTTTCTTAACACGCTAGGAAATAAGGCAAGGGTGAAGTACGATTTGATTTCAACCTGGAACCCTGTCCTCCTCTTATCTCAAGAAGAAGGGAGGAAGTTTGGGTTGAAACCGCCAGTAAAGAAAAAGCATCTTACAAGAGAGATGGAAACTATTCTCATAAACCATCTCCCAGAAGAGCTAAGAGAGCCTGTAATCGTTGCCATCAATACTGGTTTTAGGGAGAATCTCCTTTGCGGATTAAAATGGGATTGGTTGAAAAAAGACAGCGGAACGGTTTGGTTTTTTGAAGTACCCAAGGAAGAGATGAAAAATTTTGAGTACTTGGAGGAAGATCAGGTGTTTGTTTTAAATTCCATAGCTAGGGAAATAATACAATCCAGAGAACATAATGGATCTGAATATGTTTTCCCTCATCCTAGTAGTAAGGTTAAGAGCCTAAGAAAGCTCAATACAACCTCCTACAGAGCTGCTAGGGTGAGGGGAGCTTTACAGATCCCTGATCTTAAAGAAACTGATGTGCATTCGTTCCGTAGGACTTTCGCAACCAGACTCGCAGAAAAAATGATCCCTTATGATTTTATTCAGCGGTTGCTCGGTCATAAAATCCAAACTCAAACTGAAGACTATATTCGCTATTCTCCAGTAATGAGAGCTAGATTCTATGACTACGTTGAATTGATTGTAGGGGAACAGGCTATTAAGGTGAGGCTATTTGCCTCAAAATAATACACCGCAGGCGAGGTATAGCCATAAAAAGGCTTTTAGAAATAACGATAATAATGTATTCAGTCCTCTGTTTACCAGAACACTCGGTTGTATTTTTAACCTTGTTCTTCTTTTTAATAATACTGCTCCAAAGGGTTCTATTTCCCGATGATATCACGAATTAAAGTTTACGATGGAAACGGCACGTTGAAGAAAATAATTGAACCAGAGGACGCTCAAAAGCTTTGGGACTCTTCTATAACATTGTCAAGGGGTGAGAGAAAAGCATGGAATCGCATGAAAACAGATGAAGTGGTTTTTGTAAGGAAGAAACCTCGCCAAGGAAAGAAATATATTCCTGTTTCTTATTAAATAACAAAATTAATTCGCTTGCCTTATAGCTGAACATATCTGTATATTAATAGGAATTTATGGCTACTAAAATAAAAGTAATGAAAAAAAGAATTGCCAAGATAGGGAAAGAAATATCTGAAGCAGAACATGAATACAATTCCATCAAGAGGACTTTAGTTCCTAACGATCCTACAAACAATTCCAGATTATCTAAAAATGAGATGCATCGTATCAGAGTTAGAATTGAAGAATTGAAAAAGGAAAACAAGAAGTTAATGGATGAGGCCTTCAATTTCTAATGAACGCTAAAGAATTGGTAACAGCTTTAAAAGATATTTATTTTGCAAGATTTGGATCGCCAACTGTAATCGATTGGAAGATCCATCCAAAGAATCTAAAAAATCTTATGGAGAGTGGGTTTTCTGCGGAGATGTTAATTGCAAGATGGGACTATCTACTTGGGTGTGACGATGACTTCTTACAAAGCTTTAGAAATATCAGCGGATTTATCAAGATGTTTGACAAAGTCAATACACTCTACAACAACGAAACCCCCCAAGGGAGCGGAAGACCAAGTGGATCTCTTAAATCCCAAAAGGCAAAAGCTAGGCAGTTTTATAAAACGAAACAAGAGAAATATGATGAAGAAATACTGGGAAAATAACCTACCCCCACACTCGGAGGAAGCGGAGAAGAGTGTCCTTGGTGCAATACTTCTGGACAACTCTTCTATTCATAAGGTAAAGGCAGTCATCAGGGAAGATGACTTCTACAAGAAAAATCACAAAAGCCTATACAAGGCTATGGTGAAGTTGAGCGAGAAGGGTGAAAGCTTAGATGTACTAACACTATCATCTGAATTAAAAGAGCGAAAAATTTTTGAAGAGATGGGCGGTTTACCTTGGTTGAGCCTGCTTGAAGACTATATGCCTACTGCTACATCAATTACTCACCATGCAAAGTTGGTGAAAAAGTTATCCATTCAAAGAAAATATTTGGACAAAACGTACTACCGAGTGGAAAAGGCTTTCGTGGGACTTGAAGATCCCGCTCTTTTCCTTCAAGAAGCTCACACCGAATTGTTTGAATTGGCAATGGAGTTAGAAACAACTATAGCCAAAAAAGATTACTACTCGCCAGAGGAACTAAGCACCATTGGTTATGAGCAGGCAGAAGAGCGATACAAAAATCCATCTTCAGCACCAGGCATCTGTACTGGTTACCCGAAACTTGATCAGGTACTGCGTGGGTTACCAGACTTGACGATTTTGTCAGCTTCTACAAGCCGAGGTAAATCTGCACTCGGTCTAAACATGGCAGTTCACATGAGTGTCTATTCTAAAATTCCTACCTTGTTTTTGAATTATGAAATGGAAAGAAATGGAATGATCAATCGAGTCGCAGGAATATTGAGCGGAGTGCCTTGCAACAATATTGCTACAGGTTCTTACGACAACAATGAATTTAACTTTGAAAGAGTCTCAAGATATTTTGACGCTCTAAGCAAAAGTAAATTTTACATGACCGGGAACGAACCAAAAAATATTCATCAGACTTTAAATATCATTCTTGAGCATAAAGTGAAATACGGCATCAAGGTAGTTGTGCTTGATTACTTGGGCGAGATCGATCCAACCCCAGAGGATCTAAAGAGAGGTGAGTATATTACGTTTGGCAATTGGACACAAATGTTAAAAGGATTTTGTGCCAAGCATGATATTAAACTCATCCTTATTGCCCAGTTGAACAGGGATGCAGATGAGGGGGGTGCTTCAAGAGCCAAGATTGGCGGTTCGTGGAAGATCGCCCAGAAAGCAGATGCATTTTTGATCTGGGACTATGAAATGGTAGACAACGATGATCATATAGCTGATCAAACTCAACCAGAGCAATTCCAACAGTTCTTTATAAAGGTCGATAAAAACCGAAACGGTGTAGCACCAAGAACTATCTACTATGACTTCAACAAAGCAAGCCAAAACATTGCCGAGCTTTAGCGAGAGGGCTTCAATTGCTGTAGCCAACAAAGATGGCATCGATACATCTATCCCCAAGATATTAGTTTTCTTTGAGGATAAGTGGAGGGACAAATATCTCCAGGCTCTCAAAGAGGCTAATGGGATGAAAAAAGAATCTGCCCGTTCAAAAATAATCGCCCTTGATACAGTTCTTAGAGAAATAAGAATAACGATGGCAGATGAATATGTGAGGAATTTTGCTTTCATGGGCTATTGCGTCATTTACTCCACAAGGTTGGATGAGGAAGTAATTGTTTGTAGGGATGATATGGTCGCTCAAATCGTTAAAGAGGAAAAGAAGGGAATCGCAGTTTATACAGAAGATGAATTGGAGCATCTAAGAGGTGCTTCTGACCAAGAACTAAGGAGCCTACATGACGCACACACAATCTTTACAGGTAAATTCGTTGACCCTCAATTATTGGGAAAGAGTGATTTGCGAAATTATGGGACCAAGAAGAAAACTCGATTCGGACAAGCAAAAAAGAAAAACCCGAAATACGCTCGGTTCAAAAAGTCAAATTCATCTTGATTACTTAGGGTTCATTGGTGAATTAGCTTTTGCGAAAATGCACAATCTTTATCCCAATTTTATCGACAAGCCTGATAATAAATGGGACTACAAATTAAAGGATGGGAGAACAGTAGATGTCAAAACAACCGCTCACGAACAAGGTAAAAAGAAAAGACTGCTCATCAAGACTTCAGAGGCTTCACGGCTTAATTCAGATTTATATGCTCTCATGTACGTTGACTTGGCAAACCTGCAAGTTACGCTCAAAGGCTTTGCAACTCCTAGAATGGTTATGGAAGCGAGTATCATAAATTTCGGCTATGGGCATTCGTTTGCTATAGAGTTTGAGGAATTGAAAGATTTATCGGATGTATGAAGTAAGGATCTTCGATGGGAAGGGAAAATTGAAGAGGGTTGTTCCGAAAGAGGAAGTACAAGAGATGTACTGGAATAACGCAGATTTTGGCTATGATTTGCTCGACTTAGAATCGCCAGTAGTTACGGCTAGGTCAATGCAAGGTCATGGTCGGGGTAATCCATATAAGGGCAAGCGTGTACCAAGGATAAAAATAACTTGTGCTTACTGTAAGATCGAGAAATTGGTAGTTAATTGGAATCAGATCGCTTGCTCTGCGGAATGTAAAGTAAAGTTCGATAAGCAAAGAAAAAAAGAAGCCCGAAAAGTTATGAATAAGATTTGTAAAGTTTGCGGTTTGCCCTTTAGTACAACTTATTCACAAACCATTTACTGCCAAAGTCCATGCACGGTAAAAGACTGGAGAAAGAAAATTAAATATTATTCAAAGGTAAAGAAATAAGGACGTTTTAAAATTATGTTAGTAATCGAATGTATGGCTAGTTTGTTCACTATATTAGCCCAATGGTTTTTTTCAAAAGGTAATTCTGTTACAGGAGTGAGACTAGCTCTGGTTGGGCAATGTTTTTGGATTGAATTTATATTTGGATTTGGTTTCCCGGATCTGCCAATCCATTATGGGCTTATCCCTGCCGATCTCACAATCGGGGTTATTCATTTAAGGGCATTCGTGAAACAGGTAACTATATGAGTCGAGCAAGCCGCCAGAAGGGACAAAGGGGAGAGAGGGAAATTTGTAAGCTCCTCGCTGAAAAGTTTGGAGGAGAGTTTAAGAGAAATTTATCCCAAACCCAGAATGGGGGCTATGACGTTCTTGGGTTAGATGGATTTGCAATTGAAGTTAAGTTCCAAGAAAAGTTATCAATTGAGAAGTGGTACAAGCAGGCAGTTGATCAAGCAGAAGAGAAGACCCCTGTTTTATTTTTCAGAAGAAGTAGAGAGCCTTGGAGAGTTGCCCTGCCAGGTCCCTTTAATGACAAACCCCTAGAATTATTTTATTCAATCATATCAGTAGAAAGTTTTGCGGAGAACATAAATGACTATAGAGGAAAAAGCCAAACTTGATTTAAGGTTTAAAAAAACCAGACCAGACCAATGCATATTAAGTTTGCAGAATGAGCTTTATAAGCTAGGGGGGAGTGGAACAAAAGCATTTAAATGTTGGGAGGAAATGTTGGTTTACATTAATTATCTTGAAGCAAAATTAAAGCGTAAAGATGCTAATTTCAAAAACATGAAAGAAACGATTAGAAAATTGAAAGAAATGACCGAATAGGAAACTAAATATGCCAAGCAATAAAGATCACCCCGAAAACAAGTTACCGAAAAGCTTGCCAAGTAATAGCAAGAATAAGTTTATAGAAGATTGTGATGTGAGAAAGCTTGCCCTTCATGTTGCAAACCTAACCGAGCATACAGGTCATCTCTCTGGTTTGATTCATTCTCTAACAAAGGAGCTAATGAAACAGAAAGAAGCCTACTATGATTTAAAGCAATTTATCATTCGTCATATAGACGATGGGAACGATGACTTACATTTCAGGGGCTAAAAAATAACCACACGCCAGGAACAAGAGACTGCCTGCAATCCATGATTCGAGGGGTCGTGCTATGGAAGTTGAGATCCACACTCAACAGCAGGCAGTCTTTTTTTCAGTATGTCCATATTACACGTTGGACCTTGTCGTTATCTATATCAAAATGCAAGAAATCAGAAGCCACGCCTATCCTGTGAAACAAACCTCGCCTTAGTACATACTCAAGCATCTCATGTCGATTCGCAGAATTTTTGCAATAAATATCTACCGCCAACCCCCTGGCATGAGAACTTGTAGAATTTTTAGAGAGCGGATGCATCGGGCAACGATATCCGCTTGTGACCTTCATTGGGAAATCTAGGTAGGCTCTCATCAGATCTAGGATCTGTACCAAGACAAAACTAACCCCCCTTTTACTATCACAATTCTGACATTTGCAGAGAAATTCTTCTTTGCTGAAGAAATTAATTTCCTCCCAATCTTCCACTTCAGTTGTCATACGCATACCTCATTTAAAAGCGTTGGATAAATGTTTTTGGTTTAAAAAATATTCTACTTGCCCCGCTTGCTCCCTAGTTTTGGTGTCAAGCTTTTTTTTAAAAAAAGTTTTTCATGCATTTCAGAACGTGAAACAGCTAATTCCCTTGCCAGCACTGGTCGAGCCGGACTTTTTGAAAAACCCAAAATGCTATAATCACATTGTAAGTTAAAAAATTATTCATTCAACTGTAGGAGGTACTATTATGCATCAATCAACATTCGGAGTTAATCAATTTGGTATACCAACCATCACTTACATTCCTTTCAAGGAAAACGATGGGGGTCGCAAAGAAGCAGGGTACATAGGTGCAACTGGTGATTGCGTTACCAGAGCAATTGCAATCGCAAGTGAACTTCCTTATCAAGAAGTTTATGATGCTATGGCTCATGGCAATTTCACTCAACGTAAATCCAAACGTGATACAAAGAAGCGTAGTCGAACTGCCAGAGATGGTATTAACGTAAGGCGAAAATGGTTCAAGGACTATATGGCTTCAATCGGTTTTAAGTGGACTCCAACAATGCAGATAGGCTCTGGTTGCAAAGTACACTTAAGACCTGATGAGCTGCCAAAAGGCAGGCTCGTTGTTAATGTTTCAAAGCACTACACTACTATGATCGATGGAGTTATTAACGATCTTTATAATCCATCGAGAGAAGGTACACGTTGCGTTTATGGTTACTGGTCTAAATAACCTCCGTAACCAGATCTGCAAAATAACCGGGAGCTGCGGAACTGATTCCAATAATCTTTTTAGCCATTGGAGCGGAAGATGTATAAGCGTTTTCAAACTCTGGCTGAAAAGCACACTCATCACTAATAAACAGCGTTGCTGTGTGAGAGCGGATGATGTTCCCTCCTTCTGGTATCCCCCATATCAAAGAGCCATTACTGAAATTCATTTTCGAGTATGTGCCTTCAGCGGTGACCAGATTTTTAAGCCACGCAGGAAGATGCTCATAGATGAATGAGATCCTCGCATTATGAGGACGTTTATTAAAAACCATCATCGAGGCATCTTCTTCTTTTTTACTTTGGAAAAATATATTTGAGTGGGGGTGAAACAAGGCAGTCCAAAGGGCGTAAGCACACATGAGCCAACTCATATGTATCTGCCTGGACTTCGGAACCATGATTCGTTTTGATTCATGGGCTGCACTTATCACATACTTGAGATAATCTTTTTCTGGGAATGCCTTAACAGGATTTTCAGTATCCCTCTCATCTTTAGTTAAAAGTAAACCAGAAAAGATGAAGTTATTGGGATGTTCAAGAAACGATTCCAGTAATGTCAGTTGATGTATTTCCTGTAATTCGTTGGAGGATAGCTGATTTAATCGATTCTCTATCAATCCCCCCTCCTGCTGTGAGTTCTGCAATACCGGTGATACTTTTTGTTGGCTGATCATACCCCATCATCTCCCGTATACTTTTTAGTGCATCAATCTTATTGTAAAATTCAAGTTCGATCAGGTTCTTACCATTCCTACCTCTTCCTGATCGCAACTCTTTAATTTTGTGAACGGGGGCTAAGTCAACATTCGCAGACTCACTCACGGTGATTCCTTCTTCCTGATCGTACTGAAAATAATCTTTGGGATCTAGAAAAGCAATTTTGGCATACTCTTCTGTGACTCTTTCGGCAGACACATTATATTTTTCTGCCAATTCCATTCGCCTGACTTCCAACTTCTTCTTAAACTTATCAGTCGTAAGCAAATTTTTGGCTGTCTTATCAACAGTCTTAGTCGAGTAACCAGATCTGACCAAAAGGTCTTTAATCTTATTATTAGAAGTAGGACATTTGTTTTGAATGTATAAATTAACAAAAGCATCCTGCATCTGCTCGGTAGTTTTCTTCTCTCCTCCTTCTTTCTTTTTAGCCATAACCTGTTGTGTGAGTTCTTCGTTGAAGTGGGAGAGGTCTAACCGTTCTACTTCTTGAGTCAAACCACTCTAATAGCCTGACCGTGCAATCTCTTGCAGGCAGGTAGTTAGACTTGATTGCCTCACGGCAGTCACTCCATAATTTTAGTACTGGAGTCCCTGCCATAGGCTTCTTCCTTGCAAACCATTCCCTTAAAATAATAGAATAATTATTACGTTTCCTTTCGTCCTGGAAAACACATTTCATATCGAGATCTTTGCGAACCCTTACCCTCAAGTCCTCGTCTGACGAAACAATGATTACTCGCTCAACCCTTAAACCTGTTAGAAATTTCTTTAGCTCCCCGAGCATATCGTAAGAAAGCTTGCTACTAAACTCATCTATTAAATGATATTCAGCTTCATTAGATGTTCGTTCCGTCCCGTCTTCTAGTTTAATTCTTGTATTCGGTAATTTTGCACCCACCAGACAATAGGCTGTTGGATGGTCATCGTTTCCCAGAAACAAGCTAGCAGTAATACTAGTGCATGGGTGATATTCATTTTCATACCAAATGGAAATTCCTGCGTTAGTATTAGCAATCTTATCTTTTTTAGACATAACCCTTGTGGCTACAATTTCTTGATGAATTGGTTACGCTCACTTGCGTTTCCTTTGGTTTCTTTACAACTTCCTTCTTAGGCTTGCTATTTTTTTTCATTTTCTTAACTACCTCATTTTAAAGCGTTTAAGTGTAGGTCTACTCACCAGAACCCATATTAGAGCCTACAATGTGAGCCAACCCATGGTATTACCTTCCTATAGTTAACCCCTTACAGGCAATCCTGGGGACAAGTTTTTCCCATAAATCCCTCAATTTATCACATGAGCGGTCATATCGAATGTATCCACTCGATCTGCCATCCAATTTGAACTAATCATTTTAAATAGGTATTTGTTGGCATCGATCAAGTGGTTATCTTTATCCATCATGGTTTCTTTTGGATTTTTATTAACACCAGTTGAATTAGCCCATTCGTTATATCTCCACTTAGTCAATTCCCACCATAGATTAGGGCAGGTCTTCCAGATCCTCCACTTAGGTTGAGTCTTGGAAATGTTAGCAGACTTGCCCTTACCAAGTTCACCGTGATCGAGCATTCCCCAAAACTTACTATTCGCAAGTTCAGCAAATTCCGTATCACCACCTCTTACTCCTTTAACAAAATGTACCCCAACCTCGGAAAAAAGTTGAGCCATTGAAACCAGATCAGTCTGCCCAGATCTTTCTTGGGTTCTTGTCCACATGGAGGGGTCAGCTACGATCCATTCTAATTTACTATAATACTCGCAGTTCTTTATATGTTCAGCCGTCTGTATGTAGCCAGAGTTCTTCCTGTAAAATTCGTGAATGCAATAATAGTCATCTTGTTTTTTATCCCAAGCATTAACAACAAAAGCCGTCATTCCTCTTCCTGCATAATCGAAACCCCCATACAGCTTCCAATGATCTGGGATTTTTTTAACATTGGGTTCAATTAAAATTCTTTCTTTAGATCTTTCCAATTGAGGGAATACCAACTCACCGCCAGTAGCTTCAAAGTCAATCTCCATTTCCCTCTTCCACTTCGCGCCCCCCACTCCCCCTGGGTAACCACGCAGTTCGCTAAGAAGCCATTCCTTCCCCCTGGAGGTTTCGTTACACTTCCCATCGTCAGCGGAGTAATGAACCCTTACCACTCTAATCCCATCTTTTGTAATTCTATCGGTTATTCCTCGCATCTTTTATCCACTTTCCAACTAAATATAGATTAACCCACCCCTGTCATAGTAATTTCCCCAAGTATTGCTCATCAAAAAAAGATATTTTCGTAATCCTTTTTTTTATTTGGCATAACACGGGTTCTAAATTCCTTGTCCTCACCAAATTTTTTGGCAACAGCATCAGCGCCAGACTTAGCTTTGATGCGTTTAATTACCAACCTCGATTGTCTTTGCTTTATTTTTTTCATCTTTTCAAGTCCTTGTACTTCTCCCCAAGGAAGCGATTAAGTTCTTTTCCCATTTTTTTGTCTATGTTATTCACTTTGCTAACCTCTTTATCTCCTATCGGTATACCGATTTTCCTCTTTCTTTTATTCAAATCATCCAACTTATCTTTCTTGAATTTTTTCATTTCCTTTAAGCGTCTTATTTGCTTGCCACTAGCCTTATCCCCACCCTTCAAAGCTTCTAATTCATTGAGTTCAAGATAAAATAATGCTATTTGACGATTTGGTCGGTGTGGCATTCTCAAAGTTATAGCCAAGGGACTCCTGCCAGACTTTGTTCCCCAAATAGAATCTTCCACAAAAGTTATTCCCTGGGTAGCCAGACCACCTGTATATTGCTTGAATAAGTGATCTACTTCAATTGGATTAAGATTAAACCCATCCTCCCCTGTCTTTTTATATATTTTTTGTAGCCCCCTCGACATAACCCTAGCTAACCTTGAAGTCCAAGGAAAAGCTTGATCCTCTGGGAGTCTTGGCCTATAGCTGTTCTTCATGTATGGCGGTGTAATATGCCTGCCAAAATGAGATTCATTTGCTTGGACTTGCCGCCAAGGAGCAATGATGGCAGGCGGTTCAAGTTTTGCAATACCAGGAACAATCATTTTAAATGCATCTTTAAGTGACTCCCACAAAGCTCCTTTTCTTTTTAGAAATATTTCATCTAACGCAGCTCTTGGTATTGACCCGAATAATATTCCAGTTTCATGTGGAATTGGGATAACTGCAATCTTGTCTTTAGGATTAATCCCCATCGCCTTCAAAGATTCCCTTAAACCTGGGAAATGATCTGCACTAAAAAAAAGATTTAAATCATTATAAGAGTGGTCAATGTTTTTATACCACTCTTCATCTTTACTTAAATACCAACTTAGCATTGCAGGAGCGGTAATATACCAGAAAGACCGTATGAGGAATTTTACTGGATGCTCCTTAAAGGCACGAACTGCTTTGTTGGGACCTTGCATTGTTGCGTTGTGGAAGGGCCATGCCTGATTAATCAGTTTTCCATACCTACCAGTTTTAGTGAAATTAAAAGTAATATCTTTGGCCGCCACTTTAGCGTTTAAATAATGATCTTCTTCAGTCCAATTCAAATACTCTGATTCTTTTTTCGTTAACGGCTTCCCTTGCTTTCTCTTATCTTCAGCCCTCTCCTGTGCTTGTCGAGTCTTGTGATACACCCCCTCAAATTCCGCTATTCTTGGGCCAAGCTCTGTTGCTGATAAAAACCCGTGGATACCACCCAGAAAAGAACTCACTCCCTTTATTGGATGTGAAAGAAACATTAAGGTTTTATTGACACCCTTTCTCTGGAAATTAAGTTGCCCAATTTGTGCCTGCCATAAACTTTGCTCCATCCCGTTGATCGTTGCTACGTTACCACCTCCTGCGGTGTATCTTCTACTCATGCTCCATTCACTGCCCTTAATATTCAATAACTCATCTTTAGCCCAATTAGTGAAAGCCTTGCGTACTCCATTGATAAATCTAAATGGTGTCGCATTACCCTTCGTGTAAATAGCCGCCAATGGGATATCCCTCATTGGGTTTGTCCAGAGGTTGAATTTAAGATTAAGCCCTGTCCAACCAATCCGAGCCAGACTCGCAAATGGTCTGAATAGCTTTAGGATAAATTTGAGCATTACTACATCTGTTTCAAATTTTGTCGTTTCTTGGATTACTTGATAAAGCTCTTTATTAACTTCGTATAGAGTTATTTTCCCATTTCTAAAAACAGGGACTACTGGGTTTTCTTTATTCCCCTTGTAATTCATATCACGGTAAAATACTTTCAGAATCTCCGCATCATCTATAGAGTCAATTAAGGCTTCAATATCATCGGCTCCAATATCTTCAAACCCCTCCTCGGTCCCCTCAATAACTAAATCTTTCATTTGTTTTTTGAGTGGTCCAACCTGGGTGTTCATAACTCTAGCCTTGCCTTGAACTTTAGTAATTAGATCACCCATACCGTGTTCTGGGGCAACATCTGCAATAGCAGTCATTATCCTAGACTTAATTGCCAGAGCAATCATAGCCGTGGCATTTTCCTCCATTGCTTCAAATGGGTTTAATAATTCCCTATAACTACCCTTCATCGCCTTCAAGGAAGATGGAGTCATAACATCCCCACCGAACCCGTGGTTTAAAGCATCGTCTATAGACGCTCTTTTGAATGGAAGATAAACAGGATTAGCTTTTTGGAATAGCTCCTTCATCTCTTGGGATAACCTGCCTGCATCAACCAACCAATCTAGTAGCACCCCATGCCATTCAGTAATATCCTTCCATGCCTGATCCCATTCTTTTCGGTAACCAAGATGCTCCTTGTTTTCCAAAGTCCATTCAATATCTACTTCATCCATCCCACTAGCCATCCCACGCTCATGCATCTTTTTAGCTCTTAACGCAATTCCATAAATAACAAATCCATTCATTTCGTCTTTCTTTATATCAGCAAAAGACTCAACCAATGTTTTCATCCTTGTGGCTACAGCAGGCCTTCCCCCTTCATGTTTAGCTTCGTCAAGTTCTCTTTGGGTAACCTTGCTCCCAACAACTAGGCTAGTGTCCCCCTTATCTTTAACCACAAACAACTCTTCCGCATTGTGATTAATAATCCTATCGTTAATTAAAGTTTGGGCAATCTTTTGATGTGATAACTTTTCCGCTGTTGCTATTATGAATGGATCACGGGAAGGAGACAATTTATTCATCCCATTCCGCAGTCTAACTGCGTTTATCTTCTTAACTTCCATTTCAAGAGCATGGAGTTCATCGTATTCTGGGTACATATATTCTTCAACTTTCTCCCAGATCGCTCTTATCTTACTTAAGGCGGGTTTCTTTTCCTCGATTAACCCAGAGTGAGCAAAGAATCTATTAAGAGATCCCTGCCCATACCACTTCGTGAAAAGTTTTTTACCGTCATCTATTACATAAAGAATGTCTATTCCAAGTTCTTTCTTGAAATGATCCTGTACAGCTTTATTGCCTAGTAATTTTTCCATAAAGAACTTATGGAAATTTGGAGCAGTTTTATGATCCTTGTTTTTCTTCTTTTGGCTCATGTCGTGACCAGACAACAACATTCTGAAATACTCGGCAAACCCCTCATAATTCCTTCTGCCTTGCTTTTCTCTCTGGTCGTAATCTAAATCCCTTAATTCTTGCTGCATCTCCTCTGTTAAAATTTTTCTATTTCCACTTATCCATATTCCACGAACCCTGCTAGATCCTTTGGCAACAGAGTATTTCTTACCATTAATAGTAACCCCGTCTTCCTGCTCAAAAGCCCTAGCTATTTCCTTTTCTAGCCAATGAGCTATTTCGTGAGAAGCAACCTCAATGTCATTAGGATTTTTAATCCTTACGCTTTCACTATTCGGGAAGAACAGACCCCCTGCGTCTCTCACTATAATTGAAGAGAAACCCTTAATTCTCTTTTTAAAAGTATCTTGAAACCACTTAATGATGTCGGATTTTTTTACTACCTGATCGCTAGGAAGGAGCATTCCCGTCAATTTATGTAGAGGGGATTGTTTGCTATGCTGTTCATGCTTATCTGGATCAGTCTTATCTACAGGAGTTGGGCGTTCTATTAAAACAATATTTGTGACCTGATTTGTCTTTCCCTCATCCGCGCTATTGTCCGTGAATCTAACCCCAGTATAGCCACGCCTTTTTACTTCAGCTTTAAACTTCAATACATTTTTGTTACCAATGTAATAATCAGGGAAATTCCTATCCAAGAACTCCATTATCATTCCATCTTCCTTCGTGTCTTCTGAAATAGCCCCTATATCGACTAACACTTGGCGGGCTTCATCATCATCCATGATGGTATCTTCATCTACCTCATATTGACTTACTTCATCCCCATATAGCCCTGCCTCATCCTTATCTTCGGAAGCAAAAAACAGACCTTCACCCATCATAGAGCCACCGTGAAATACTTTAGTTTTTTTACCTTTAGGCTTACCACTTGCTTTAGGTTTATCTTCTTTAGGCTTAGTATATTCAACTTTAGCTTGTTCTGGACTAAAAACTACATAAACATCAGACCTCCTATGACCATCTACAATATTTTTTGCAATAATCCCATCATGCCCCTTTGCTTTAGCATCAGCAATCTCTTCATCTCTTGGGATTACACCGTCTAGTATAAGTGGGTTTTCTAAATTAATGTGGGCAGGATGGACAAATAAGTCGGCAGAATCATCAACTTCTTTTAATCGTTTATTATAGCGAACAGCCATTTCCCCACCATCAGTTTCAGCTTGTTCTTCGCTTGCATATGGACCGCTTGTAAATAAAATCTCCCCATCTGCATCCTGCATAGCAGCGTAATATTTACCTTCTTCACCGTAAACAAGAATACTGCCTTCTATTGCCTCCCCCACCTCTTTTGGGTCTGCAAAAAAGTGAGCATTCTCTTCATCACTTGTAAACCATATCGTCCCTTTTTTGCTGTCGCTTTGCCTACCACCCATGACAACTCCAGTTCCTTCCATGTCAGAACTAAAATTGTCAATAAACGGAACTCTAGAACCGTGGTAAACAATTTTCTTTATTTTCGATTTAATTGTCGAAAAAATAGATTCACCCTTTATTGGTTTACCACTAGCTTTAGGTTTATTAGAGGTGTCTTCAACAATTAACGCAGGAAATGATTTTGCCCCCAATACCGTTAGAGCATCATAGCGATTCGAGCCTTCTAAAACATAGTACCCATCTTCATCCTTTACAACTATAAGTGGATTTATTTCCCCACTTTCAGATATTTCCTCGGCAAGTTCTCTAGCCCTAGCTGTGTCTGTTCCAGGTTCATCAAATTCAGACATAGAAATTTCACGAACTCCAACAACTTCATAATCATCTAAACTCGCTCCTATAGAGTCCTGATTTGGGATCTCCTCCCTAACTACTCTGCCGTCAACCTTTTGCCCTGGCTTTACTGTTCCACCTTTACGCTTCTTAGCGTTGGCTCTGGGCTTGGTAGCAACGATCATCTTCACCTTGCCCTTACCAACTTTAAAGATTTTTACTTTAGCATCTGGGAAAACCTTTCGTACTTCTTTTAAGTACCATTCAATTGGTTTACGATTCTGCCAAGTTGTTTTTTCTGTATTAGAATAACCCGCTCCTTTAGATTTATTACTTGCGTCATCGAAAACTGAAATGAAAACCTGACCATCCGCTTTAGTAGAATTAAAGAGTTGCCTGATCACTCTCATCCTATCTTTTACATTCTTTAAAACATTCAAGACATTCATGGAGGTAGAAGCATCAGCTTGCCCGTTCTGTATTTTCCTACCCACACTATCGTTATGTGCTTTACTTCTATTAAATGGATCAAAAACAAGGTTAGTAATACCTATTTTCTTGAGAGCATTAGTGGCTTTCTGGTATGCCCCACCTCCAATATCAGCAATAATACTTCCTGCCTTTATAAGTGCATTTTCTATTATCGCTCTGGTCCCAGAAGGAACTTGATCTCTAGATGTCTTCTTAGATGCAACCTCCTGTTTATTGTCTTTAATTTCTGGAGCATCAAAAATAGTTTCAATCTTATCTTCAGTTTGCTCGCTTAAATCTACATTAACTTGTATGTTTCTTTTGGCTAACACATAATCTGTGGCAGCTTGTTCTGCTTCGCGCCATGCTTTTTTGGCGGCCTCTGTCTTCTCGTAAAGCTCCTCATCAAAAGCCTCCCCACGGCTCTCCCTATCATTAAGATCATCTTGAAATGCTTCATTCGCTTTTTGATATGCCTTCTTCGCTTCTTTCTCAAGCCTAATTAATTCTTGAAATTTTGGGTCAGGTTTGGCAATCTTGACCTTATCTATATCTATCTGCTTGCCACTTGCTTGAGGTTTATCTGGAAGGCTTTCCTTTATTTTCTTTTCGCCCTCTCTTAGTGCCTCACGGACTTGTTTTCTTGTCGCTTCATCTACATTACCTTCTCTAGAAACTTGGGTTGATTGTATACTACCGCTTTCAGATACGGTTGAACTGGCAAGCAGAGTCTCCCCTGTTTTGTCTCTTACTTGGATGCGAGTAACACCACCATCTGATCTTACCTCTACACGAAAGTTACTCCCTTTAGCCCTAAACTTTGTTCTAGGGTCAAGAACCTCGCCTGCCGAAACATCTTCTGCTTCATCTTCTGCCTCATCTTCTGCTTCATCTTCTGCCTCATCTTCTGCTTCATCTTCTGCCTCATCTTCTATCTCGTCTGGCTCATTAACAAGATCTTCATCAACAAGATCTTCATCAACAGCCCCAGCTTCTTTTTCCTTAAGTTTTCTTATTTCATCTTGTATTTCTTCAAGCTCATCTTGGAAAATAGGAATTGACTGATCGTTTGGATCAACGAACCTAAGATCTTCAATCTCTGCCAAAATGTCATTTTCCCTTTCCTTAAGGTCAGCCATAGCATCTGTAATCGGAACGGTATCCTCATCTATAGTTTCCTCTTCGACATCTATGGGGACTGTGGGGTCATCTTCTTCTGGGACAATATCCTCTCCTGTAATTACATCTCCACCATCGTAACCAGTTTCTTCTTCATCCAGGTTGCCCGTATCTTCTTCATCGATGGGTTCTTCAATTGTCGTATCTTCTTCAATCGCAGTTAACTGGCTTAATGGAACACCACCTTGATTTCCATCTAGCCTTACCCATGTTTCCCCGTCCATTTCCCCTAAAATTTTCTCTACAGTAAAATCTATCTCACCATTTTCGTTAACCTGATCTTGCCCCCCAGATGTCCACTTAACCTTTGTTCCAACCTCAATTGTGGTGTCTTCAGTATCAGCATCCTCCACATCTTCTTGTTCATCTTCCTCAACATCAGTCGGCTCTTCTTCAGTTGTGTCTTCATCCCCAACCTCTATATCAGGGGTTTCAACATTCTCCCCAATTTGGTCAATAAAATCTGATGCTTCCTGCAATGATCCAAATTCATCATCGTAACCCCTTACATCCTCCCCAGACAATGAAGCTGATCCTACAATGTATACCTCTGTATCTGGGTCACCCTGACTAGGACCAATGCCGATAATAAAATCTTTAACTTTGCCCTCCTCATCCACCCCCTCTTTTGTCCAGATATTTTCATTGCTTGTAACTTTGACACCCTCTGGAAGACCTTCAGAACCCTTTATGATTTCCTCTTCCTCTTCTATTACTGCATCAACCTTGCCCTTTAATTCACTTTCTTTTTGATCTCTTCTTCCTTCTAAAACCTCCACCCCAGTTCCAAGAACAGTACCAGTACCCAAACCCCCAAAACCGCCAGACATTGCCGCATTTGGAACATCAGTAAAAGAACCAATTACCTTCCCCGAATCTTGAGCTGCAAAGTTTTCAAATAATTGATTTAAACCTTCCTGCCCAAATTCTTGAGCAAATTCCACCCCACCAATAAAAGCGACATTACCAACTCGCCTCATAAATGATCGTTTGGTTGCAGAGCTTACTGCCGCAGCTTCAACCTGCTTTCTAATTTTCTTGAAAGCCATTGCACCCACGCCACCATCGGTGATCAAAGAAAATGCCGCTGCATATCCTCCATACTCAAAGGCAAGTTGATTTCCTACCTGTAGTCTTACGAATTTTTCAATACTGGCGGGACTAGCATTGGGGAATTTTTCTCTTATTACATTGTCAATACTTTGTACAAGGGGGGAAGAATAAAGCTCTTCACGGCTCATGCCTTCAACCAATTGGTTAATGCTTTTACCTACACTTAAGCCTTCGGTTAACGCAAATGGTGTACCAACCCCAATCATTGCTGATGATGTTGTGCCAAGCCCCGCTATCTGTAAAAACCTTGTAAAGCCCAAACCAGTTAGCATTAGTGGGACAGAGGCAATACCGCTACTTACATCTAAAAGAATTTTATCGGTAGAAGCATTCCCCCAAAACCTTTCTGGAAAATCTTCTCTTTTAATCTCTTTGCCGTGAAATATATTATCCCAAAGCTTACTAGCAAACTCACCTACTTGCGGATCGAAATAATATTCCATAAGGGCTTTCTGTCCCGCAGGAGATATCTCATCCCAAGTTTTTTGCTTATTTTGATCTACGCCAGACTGAAGCTCTTCGCCCCATTCCTGCATTCCCTTATTGTCAGTAAGCTCCCCAATCTTTTCAGAACCGTACCCAAACAAACCTGGGTACATTTCAGATATTGCCATTTTCAAATTCTTCCAATGATCTGCTAATGTCACTCCACCAATTTCCGCATCTTTAGCCCCAGGGCGAATTATGTTAGCGGCTTCGACTGTCTTATCTACAGTATTAATAGTGTCATTAACTTCACCCTTAATACTGTTAACAATCCCTTGTGGAGAATCTTCTTCGGGGGGTTTTTCTGTGGGGAACTGATCAGATACAGCTTGGATTTCTTCCATGCTATACCCCTTGTCTAGCAATTGATTTACATCAATCTCAAGCCCAGGGAATAATTCTGGATCTTCTGGGGCAGATGTACTTTGTGAGGAGGGTTGATTTCCAAGCTTTATATGAGCATCAAGTTGCCCTGGTATTTGGTTGGAATAATATCTTCCATCCTTCCCTTTGGTTATTTCATAACCAGCTTCTTTTTCGCCAGCAATAGTCTTGTGGATTGTTTCGTGTCCCCAACCTTTAAGAATCAATCCTGTGCTTGGATCACGGGAGGGCCAATGACCAGTTTCATCTGGGGTGAGGCCTGCGTTATAAGCAGACTCATAGTCATATCCACTACCCTCTGGATCAAATGTACTTTGCGGGGGGAGTGATATCTCTTCCTGCTCTATGGGTGCAGTACTTGTAATGTTGGGACGCTCTTGCTGTAAACTTTTGTCGAGAACATCCCTAATTTCTTCTTCCGAGAAACCTTGGATTAAAAGTTCTGGGATATCTATCCCATATTGGTCTTTAAGGCCAATTTCCTCTTCAATAGAAAATGTCATTTAACCCCTCTCGTTAAAGGGTGCGGTGATTCTATCGAGTAATGGCCTTTTCTTTTTCTTACCAGACGGGAGAACCATATATTTTTTATTCAATGCTTTCTTGAGCCTTCTGATATGTGTTCTAGTTTGCCCCTCTAGATGGGGGTTACCGTTCTTGTATTTTCCTGCCCTCATCAAAAGATCTCTAAAGTTCTTAGGTTTAATTTGGTTGACTGCTTTTTCAAAAGATTCCCCGGCATTATTATATGCAGTCCCTACCAGTAGTTCCATATCCCTCTGGCTAAAGCCTTTCGTGTACTCATTCGTTTTAAATTTATTGTACAATTGTTGAGCGAATTGAGTACTGATTGCGATATTCAGTTCTGGATTATCTTTTAACATCCTTGATATCTCTGCATCGCTCTTACCCTTAAATTTTGTTTTCCCAAGGGGAGTACCCCCTGCTGTTTTTGGAGTCATTTGGAGTAAGCCAAGACCTTGGACTCTACCGCCCTTAATCGACTTGCCTTTTCTATCCATCTCAATTCCTTCAGCCCTTGTGTCAAAGTTTGACTCTACTTGTGCCAACGCAACTATAAACCCAGGTCTTACATCTTTAGCTTTTCCGCTTCTACCTGCTAGAGTCAGACCACGTTGGAAGCTCTTCAATAATGGAGTGTTTTTGGGTAACGGTTTATCACCGTGTCGTTTAGCTAGGGCAACAAGGTATCTTTCGTCTATACCAGTTGCATTAGCTTTCTGCATTCGCTCCGATCTATCCCTCGCATTAACTTTGTCTGGTGTGGTATTACCACTAGCCCATTCTTTAAACTCTTGAAAATTTCTAGAAATCCAACCCACCATGTCATTGCCAGACTTTCCAGTTACACCCTTATATGCCATAAATTCTTTGGCTTTCTCAACAAGAGCCTCCTGAGTACTATTAAAAGTACTCTTAACTTCTTGTTTTTTTTCTTCGATATTACTGCCAAGGGCATTTATCTCGCTACGAACTTTCCCAAGCACACCACCATCATCAACATTACCACTATTCCGAATATTATTGATTGCCTCGGTTCGTGCGATATTTCGCTTCTGCTCATCACTTAACTCCCTTGGTTTTACCTCTTTGGCAGAACTACCCGCATTGACTTCTTCAATACTAGCGAATCTGTCCTTGAGACTATTGTAGATACCCCCTGCTTGGTCAGCTAAACTAGGCTCTGGGGGTTTAGAATGTACTCTTGCCATTTGTCTTGCAATACGCTCAAGATTTTCTTCTCTAACGGTCTGCTCCTCTTTGGCAGAACTACCCGCACTGACTTCTTCAGTACTAGCGAATCTGTCCTTGAGACTATTATAGATATCCCCTGCTTGGTCAGCTAAACTAGGCTCTGGGGGTTTAGAATGTACTCTTGCCATTTGTCTTGCAATACGCTCAAGATTCTCTTCTCTAGCGGTCTGTTCCCCCCGATCTATTCTTTGCTGTTCATCCGCATCTGCCCGTGAGTAAGTAGATCGAGGTTCAGTTTTCAACGTCATATCGTCTACCACACTCTTTCTCCCAAATACGGAACTCTTTCCCCCCTTCTTCTTTTTTACTTTTGGTCGGACCAGTTGATCCCCTAAATGGCTTGACCTCTCTTTCGCATAAGCCCTAGCTTCCTCCTCTGTATTAAACCCCTTGGACTTAACACCTGTCTCTGGATCTATAAATTTATACCCAATAGCCATTGCTTTAGCCTGTCCTCCTGTAATCTCATAAGGCACAAGCTCCCCGTTAACCATTCGATTAAAAATAGTTGGATATGAATAGTACTTCCCTTTATATTTAAATATTACTGCTCTCTCTGAACTTTCACTATCCCAAGATCTGCCTTGTTCATCTATCTCTGGCTCATTCTTCCAGATAGGTCTACCATCAGGAGTGTGACCTATTCTTTCCTTAGTTAGATTTGGAAATTCCTTAGATCGATACAAGATCGACCCCTCTTCTATTCGCTTGCCATCACCAGCATTTCTTTTTGTTTTATAAGCATCTCTTCCCTTCTGAAATTTTTTGATAGTTTTGTCAAGACCACGATTCGCTAGGGCATCTTCGATTTGCCTTTGGATAACGGCAGGATCTACATTTGCATCATAAAAACCAGATTCTTTGACTATTCCACCCAACTTATCTCCTGGCCCTAGATTAGAGCCATCACCAGTATCTACAGTTGTTATCGGAGTATCTGGAGTTATATTTGGGTAAGTTGTAATTCTACCTACAGTCCCAGGAGTCCTCGGATATTGGGGACCAAAACTACCAGAAGCAATTTTATCCATTACTTTTTTAAATCCCTCTGGATTTTCTTTCTGTATCCGGGCAAGATAATTGTACAATTCTGGATTTTCTTTCTGTATCCGGGCAAGATAACTGTCCAAATCATTATCTACCCCACCTGTTGTTCCAGATGAGATTGGTATTGACCCGGATAATATTCCAGTTTCATGTGGAATGGGAGGACCGCCTGTAATTCCATCCAGATGTTCCTTTTTCTTTATCCTCCTATTCTCTATAAGTTGTTTAAGCACTTCTTCCTGCGTTAAACCACTTTCAACCCCAGACCCACCTGGAGTTGGAGTTGCGGGTAATAATATTCCAGTTTCATGTGGAATTGGCGGAGTTGTTGGTAATAATATTCCAGTTTCATGTGGAATTGGCGGAGTTGTTGTAGATCCACCCGATTGCCCTTGGATAACGGTAGGATCTGCATTTGCATCATAAGAACCAGATCCTATGACTATTTTACCCAACTTATCTCCTGGCCCTAGATTAGAGCCATCACCAGTATCTACAGTTGAAGTTGAAGCTGCGGATACAGAATCTGAAGTAAGGTTGCTTCCAACCCCCTCTCCAGTAACTTCTCTTGATTGTGTTTGGACACCAGAAAAAGGATCAAACCCTTTTGCTTGCTGGACAGCGTAAGGAATTTCACCAACTTGTGATGCTTGGTTTACAGCCCTTTGAAACTCTGCCATCTGTTCGTGGCTTAACTGAATGGTTACTTCTTCCCCTCTTTCATTATCAAACGTCAATAAATTCCCATCATGGATTTTGGGACGCTCTACATCTTCACCTGCGACAGGGATTTTGTATGATTTTCCCTGAACCTCAACCCATATACTGGTTTTGTATTTCCCCTCTTTTGGGTTTCCTGTGAACAGACTACCCGTGCTATACCACCCATCCTCGTCCACCGCAGGCGTAAAGCTGATTGGCACTTCTGGTATATTCAATGAATCTGTAATTGATTTTTTTTCTCCCTGCAACGCTCTAACCAAAGCAAGATTGTGAGGATTGTTCTTGATCATTTTATCAATCTGGGCAATCTTTTTAAATTTAGCTTCCCTACTCTCGGGGGTTTCTGGTCTGGTATCCCGATATTCCTGATCCAATTTTTGTAAATGTTTCCCTAATTCTAGACGATTTATTGTCCCAGTATTTGGGTCTATGAACTGTTTCGCCAGTTCGTTTGGATTTAATTGCCAATCTACATTGGGGGCTACATCTTTAATAATACCGTTGACCACTTTTACGTTTTTATCAAAATGGGCTTTATATGCTTTTTCCCTAGCCCTAGACACTTGACCGCCCCTGACTTCATTTCTCAAGTCATTAAGTTCTCTGCGAGCCTTATCCTCGGCTAATCCCTGCCCTATGGTAAGTAATAAACTATTCGTAGTTGTGGGGTCAGCCTTAATCGCATCAATAAGAGTTTTGTTTTGAGAAGTCATATTCTTCAAAACACTATTCTCTATGCGATTTAAGGTGCTATTAGTTCTATAATTACTTACCGAACCTAGATCGCCCAAGTCGTATTTAGTGATTGGCTCAATCGCTAAATTGGTAGGAAGTTCCTTCATATATTTGCCCTTTGTCTTGAAAATTTAACAGCGTCTTACCTGGCGTACCAACGAAAAGCTGTCAGGATATGAGGGTTGGTATGTCGTATGAATCATATATATACCTAGTATCGTTTGGCACTAAATCACCAAACCCTCTCATCCCTAGTTTAGTCATCTCAAGACCCTGCAATGCTTGAGTTTGAGCCTTTTTCGTGTCTGCCGCATATTTAGCTGTATTATATTGATTGGCTCCCTGTAATCCCAACAATTGAGTCGAGTAATTTTGATCACGCTGACTATTCAGATCAGCCAATTGATAACGTCTATTTTGCTCATTAAAGTTTGCGTCCCAACGGTCTTGAACATCGCCATAGTTAGCCCCTGCAAGAATAGCGTTAACACCCATTTGCCGAGTGTTTGCCAATTCTGCATTCCTTCTTAAAACCTCTGCTTCCGCTTGTTGTCTACTTTTTAAATCAGTCTCCACTCTCGATTGTGCAAGTTGTCCAAACTGATCATTTCCCCCTGCACTTGCAAGCCTTCCGAGTTGAGCTAATACTTGTTTTGTCTCTTTTTGAGCATCATCATAATCGCTATCAGTACGCGCTTTATATGATGCATAAAGCAAAGCAGTCTGTGCGTCTAGATCTTCTTGGCTTACGTTGGTTGAATCGTAAAAATTTTGAACTGCTTCACCTACGCCTGCCGATCTTTCTGCTCCCAACTCACCACGAACCCTTGCTTCGTAAATTCGATCATTACTTAGACCTTGGGCTGACATTGCTCTAGAAATTGCATTTCTTTGCTCTGGAGAAAGGCTTGGGTTTTGCATTTCAGCAGTCAATTGCTCAATTGTCATATGACCTAAAGTTTGGTCATAAGTTTGAGCCTGTTGCACGTTAGAAAAATCCATCATTGGCACATCTTCTGGATATTGTGCCATTGCCTGATTTAAAACCCCAGAACCAATCATGTAGGATGCAAATGGGTTTTCTGTAACAGCCGTTCCCACTCTGCTTAAGAACCCCGGGTTTACAACAGTTGAAGAAGAGGGAGCCAGACTGCCTAGTGATGACACTCCCGCAGAGGCGGGAACATAGGAGGTAGAGGGAGCCAGACTGCCTAGTGATGACACTGCCCCTGTCCCTGTTCCGAATGCTCCCATTCCTGCTGTCGTTGTTCCACCTAATCCAGTAGGTATAGCTCCAAGTGATCCAAGTGAAGACACCCCAGGGGTAAGGGCTGTAGTCCCACCTCCTAGTGATCCAAAACCCATTGAGGTTGGAACTCCTGCTGGGGTAAAGCCACCTCCCCCTAACCCTGCTCCTGCTCCTGCTCCTCCTAGCCCTGCTCCGGTTGCCCCTGTTTCGGCCGCTCCCCACCAACCCGCACCCGCAGGTCCCGTTGCAACAACAACGGCCGCTGCCAGAGCAACATATCCGATTATCTTACCCGTATCTCCACCCATAACTAGCCCCTATATAATGTTAGTTGTTGATGAACCAAATCCCTGTCCTGCACTCCCTGTTTCTTCATCTTCTGGTTGGTTCAACGCTCTGGCCGCTAGCACGGAATCGTCTTCCATTCTACTTATTGACTCCTTGAATCTAGCCGCAGACTGTTGCCGTCTTGCTTCAAAGTCTAGGAATGCTCGGTTACGTTGATCTTGGCTAGAAGCTGATCTTAAATTTAAATCAAAAGCTTTGCTAGCATCTTCAATATCTCTCTGGTAGTTATTCTCCGCAATAGATACTGGAGTACCACCTCTAATTGAATTAGCCGCTCTGGTTAATAGATTTTCCTGTTGTGAAATCCTGTCAGCAACTCTTCGTTGCCCTGCCTTCAAAATATCATCCCTACTTTGACCCGATAGAGTTCCTGCCTGCCTATCCAAGCCAAACCTAGTGCTTGAATTTCCAAGTCCTCTACCTGCCTGTCTTTGTCTAATATCATCTAGCGTCTGACCGTACTGCCGATCAAGCATACTCAATTGGTTTTCTGTCGTATACTGACTTTGATTACCAATGCCAGTTCTGAAGGTGTCGGTAATTGGATTATTACGGAGAAAATTATCTGCGTTTGTGTTTCTTTCTTCGGTTAGCCTTTCTGTTTCTCTTCTTTGTGCTTCTATTTGTGCTTGTGCTACCTGTTCTGGACTTGGCCCTGCTGGGGCTGATCGTCTTCCTCCTCCACCCATTTTCGCTCTCCTTATTCTCTGTGTTTTTATAATCTTCTAGTGTCATTCCAAAAAGTTTTATCGGGAACAACTTACTGTCTACTGAAACCCTGTTTTTTATTTCGCATTCTTTGGTAAGCCCACCTCTCTTAAAATACCCTTCAAGAAGCTTATTTGGATGCATTATTATGCCTTCAAGCTTTTCCGCACCACGCTCTTCAAACACAAACTGTTTGACATAATTAAAAGCTAGTTGCGGTAACCCTGACCCATAAAGTTTTCTACTAATACCTCCATGAAGAACAAAGCAGACAGGTTTTGCGGATATCTGCTCTAAAATAATATATGCAGAACGCTTGTTCTTATAAAATCCAATAAAAGCAGGGTTGGACTTTATTTGAGTTTCTGCAATCGATATAGCTAAATTAAAATCCATCCCATCATGGAATAATCTTTTAGCAATTACAGGGTCATTGAAATAATTGTAAACGTACTCCCAATCTTTTTTAAAATGACCGAATGGAGCTAAGAAAGAATCTTCATCTAACCAAATCCTTCCTACCTTATCTGCTTGAAACGACATAAATCCATTTCTAGGGGTCTATGCTTTTGAAATTTCTCTTAGGAAAACGCAACCAACATTTGCATTTTTCGGTATCCCAATACTCTTCGCCTCTTGGACTCTCTCCACACACTTCTCTTCGCTGTAATGAATTTCTAGAACATCCATTTCACCAATCTGCATCGGGGCATTAAACAAAACCAAAAACAAAATCCACATTATTCTTGGTAATTAACCCATTCACTAACCATGACCGGAACAGGTTTTAATACATATTCGTATGCTTGTTCAACAGCTTGAGTTGTTATCCTCACACGATTCTTGCTGTCAACTTTTACCTGGTTGCATTCTGGGCGAGGTATTATTTTCTCTATCTGAAAAATAAAAACACGCTCATTAGCATATTCAATTGCCATCAATCGATTTGGCTGTGGCTCAAAATCCCTAATCTCCAAAGGAGGAGGAACTTCCAGTTTTCTTTCATCCTGCATCCCAACATCTGGATAGGCATTATCTTGCCCAGAAAAATAAAACAATAAAAAGAAACTTAATATTGCTAAAACACCATAAAGTTTTTTACGCATACTACTTCTCCCTACACTCTTCTAGTTGTTTAAGTAAGCCACGCTCTGTCTCGTATCGCTCGAGCAGAAAAGCTCTACCCACCTGACAAGGTTTTGTCTTGTCTTCGGGGCATACCACTTGTCTGCCATCTGGGACTACCACTACTTCCTTCCAGGCGCAACTTGTCAAAAGCAACAGTAAGAGCATCGTCATCACCATCAGCCAGTGCCTTGTTAAAATCTTTAATGTCGGTATAAAAATCTTCATGCGATTTAGCTTTCTTACGTCTTAAGAACCAGAATAATATTCTCAGAGCCGCTGACAATGCTTGAAGCATTACTTACCCCCCCTTATTCCGCTTATTCCCTTCTCTTTAAGGAGGTTAATTAAGCTTTCAGCAATATCAAGCTGTTCCCTTGTTGCCACCCCAGAACTAGGATCTCCTGCAAGTATTCTTGTAATAATCGTTTCTTGCAATTCTGTGGGATTGTCAATATAATCACTCCCATTGTTAGTACGGTTATTACTGAATAAGTTGGTTTGTTCTTCTGTTAGCTTAAACTTAGGCTTCACGTTGTGATGCCTCATAAACAAACGCATAGACTCATTAGTCAGAATGGAATTTCTTTCTTCTGGTTTCCATTGCTTAAATGGATTTATAACAACCGTTCCAGAATTAAAATCAGCCATCCCACCAACCATTGGGTTTTCTGTGAAAAACTTTAGCTCCCCAGTATTTGGGGTTCTCTCAAGTTTGCTAAAGTCCATACTATTTACCTTTTCTATCCTGCCCCATCTTCCATGTACCCATGCCAGTGATACCAACCACTCCCCACATCTCAGGGGTGAACGCATGATATCCCATCATCTGACAAACCATCATACCCATTGCAACAACCCAAACGACATACGTCTTGTACCCCGGCATGAAGTTATCTATCGCAGATATTAATCCAGCCATTAACTTAGTCATCCTTGCTCTCCTTGTTTTTTGTTTCGTTCCGTTTCTCTATGTTCTAGTAGGTGTGAAAGAATTAACTGATTGGTTGACTTCAACGGCTCCAAACTGTTGTCCAGATCGGCCCTCGTCAAAATCGAGCGTTCCAATGAGTCCGTTCTCTCTTCTAGTCTGTCAATTCGCCCAAATAATCGTTTCACAATAAACGCTATCCCCCCCGCAATAAAAGTACACGCTGCCAGAAACCAATCACTCAACTCTTTTGCAATCACTTCGTACCTCATCCATAACTAGCTCGCTGATAATATTGGCAGTAGTACCCAGTGCCACTGTTTCGATTATTCCACTACAGCCACCCAAAAATAAAGTTGCTGTCAATAAAAACTTAATCATTTTACTTTAGACCAAGGGCAATCTTTTCCTCATCACCCTTTGCACAACAAGCCAAAACATGATCCTTTAAATTGGTATCACCAGTTCGCAAGCCCTTCAGTTCTTCTTCAACTGAATACTTTTCTCTGATACCTTCCTGTACTCTATTATTGATACATTTTTGTTTGTGTAGCCTTCCGCGCATTTCTTTAATTTTTTTTGCGGTTGGGAAGGATACAGGGACTTGCTTTTCACCACTTAGCGTATCGTTAATATCCATATCATCTGGCATCGAATGCCAGTACTGGACCTCATCTTGCCTAATGTTATCGGGGTCTGATTTGTCTCCATATATGATAATGGTTCCAAGGGTTTCTACGCATACTCCTGTCTTATCACCCTCATCCCTTTCGGGAGTTTTGGGCGGTAGGAACGCTTCCTGTGTATAAAAAACTTTCATTAATTTCTTCTCCTAAATTAGAATTGTAGTAAGCCGGGACGATAGTGATGATCATTTTTAGACCCATGACCACTTGCATAAGTACCCTCATAGCCACAAGTGAGAACTTGTCCTTTAGAAGTCAAGATAGCCATTGTGTTTTCCCCGTCATAACCAAACCACCTAAAGTCAATGCAGTTGGCTGGCCCAGTAGGTTGTGGATAATAAGAGTTACCAACCGTAGTTCCACTTATCCCATGATAAGTTGAATTGTTACTGGTGTGTCCTCGTCCACAAGCTGCCTGATTATTCTCACCCATACAGTACATCTGACCACCCTCACCCGCATCCCATTGTGATGTACCATCATCCTTCTCTTCATCAAGAATATAGCCCATGATGCGTTGAGAAGAGTTACCACCGTGGGTTATAACGTGACGGCATCGGTGCGTGGAAGCGTAACCTATATATTCGTGATAATTTGGGGTGTCAATTTGCCCCCCATAACCCGAATTGTTTATGCAAGAGTAGTACATAGTGGAGCTATACTTATCGAGCTTAATTGTGACCGTAGCCCCTGGCGTTCCCGGTGTTCCACTTCTTGAAACCTGATGTTTATATTCAAAACCACCTGCGTGAGGATGATTACTTGTTTCTGAAAATGTAAAGACAGTCCCAGAATTTGTTGCATCCGAAACATCGAAAGTCCAAGTGTAGCCCTCTCTAAGAGAGATAGTGGGTTGGGAAACCGCATCGATGTGAAACACACCACCAGAAACGGTAACAACTTTTGTAAGGCTTGTTTCCTCTACAAGGACAGCCGTTGCACCAGAGATTTCCCCTGTGATGGTTTCTCCAGCCACAAAAGAAGTAGTCTGATTTTGGTCAGAACACATTTCACCAGTATAAATTGGTTCAGGCAGATCCTTTCTGCCACCAACAATTGGATTTGTGGAGTCATATCTAATTCTTGTGATATCAGATTCAGTTGAACTTGGTACGTTCCAACACCACGCTTTTGCACCAGAGATTGATCCTGTAACAACTTCTTGCTGAAATGTTCCAGTTGATGCACTATGCGTTAACTTGTCTGAGTACTGTGAATCTCTGGCAGGGTTACTTAATTTTCCCTCATGGTCATTGATAGGGCTAATCCAAGAGGATTGTTGATTTGAGTTCGCATTACCCAAATTTCCATAACCATTATATCCCACAGTCCAAACCCTGCCCCAAGCATCGGTAGCAATTGAACAAGAGTAGTTACCGCTTGTAACTTGGACCATATTCCACTTAGCTTTAGCCCCCGCCCAATGTCCAGAGTATGACCTTGTCCAAGAGTTCATTTGGCTACCATGTCCAACCCCTCCCTCCCCATGATTGTTAAAACCACAAGTGAACATTCCACCATCCCCTGCTTCAGTCCACCCTGCTCTTGGGGTTCCCGGTGAAGTGGCAACTCCATTTATTTTTCCTTGGTCTTCCATAATGCAAAAGGAATGTGCATAAGAATCTCTTCCACCAAACCATACATATTTAACTGGAGCATCAGGAAGCCCTGCGGTTCCGTTTCTCAATACTGGAGTATAAGAATGACTAGTATTACCACTACCCAAGTTACCATAGCCGTTAAAACCCCATGTATATAATTCGCCACCTCTGTAGTTATCAGACTTGTCTGTAACAACCGCTACGGAACCGTGATAAGAATTAGCAATACAAATTTGTTTAATTTTCTTACCAGAGAGTTGAGACATCGGTCCCCACCCAGTTGAATAAGTACTTGTGTTCCCGGTCCCAAGCTGACCATAGTTATTATGACCACTTGACCACACTTCTGGTGTGCCTAGTGGGAACTCATCAGTCTTTTTCTCTTGGTCGTATGTACAATAGATTGCAAAATAGTTATAACCACTACCATCTTCTTCGCATAGTGCCATATCGTAAATATAATACCTCTGCCCATTCAGTGGATATTTCTCCCAATTGGAGCCAGTATTATAAGGAAACTTAATTTCCCTTGGCATCGGGTAATTAGAACCAGTATTAAATGGGAAAGCGTAATGACCTTGATGCCCCCATCCGTAAGCTCTACCTTTGTCTGTGATTGCTGCCTGTGCATCTCTGGTTATATAAATTTGCGTGAGGAAGCCTTCGCAACCATTACCAGTAGGCAAATCCATTGTGGGATTATTGTCACCCCTACCATGTGCATAGTTATCATCACTACCCCATGATCTATGAGTTCCATCATCCATAAGAACAGAAGACTGTCGGTAAGTTCTCTGCCCAGATGTTCGCCTTGGGAACCGAATCGCTCCACCAAATTTAGTGGTTGGTTTATTTAGAATTTCCGCATCACCAGACGTTGCGTTCCAATCAGGTTGTGCAGTACCTTGTGCAAAGAAAGCCCAGTAAGTAGAATTTAAAGTTGATGTTATTTCATCATATGGGTCTTGCCCTGTATGAGCTAACACGCATCGGAAGGTATGCTTTCCATGAGTTACTAGGTCGTTTAGAATGTAGGTTGTTGCCACATCCCAATCACCTTGATGAACTAATCTGTTACCATTGGCAAAGAAAGCCCAATAGGTTGCGTTGAGTGTTTGAGTTGCATCGTCAAAAGGATCTTGAGCCAATGCAGGTGCATTTATACAGATGAATGAACTTTCTTTTTGTCTGACAACATCATTTAGTGTGTAGGTTGTTGCCACATCCCATTCACCCTTGTGGTCAATTTCAGATCCTTTTGCTAGAAAATCCCAATTGGTTGAATCGAGAGTTCCCGTATCTTGATCATATGGAGCGTTATTTACATTTGAATCTACCTTCGATATAAAACTGTGCTTCCCATAAAGCACGAAATCATCAACCGCATAAGTTGTCGCGCCACTCCATGTTCCACGATTGATGGGCTTGATTTTCCCTAAGTCAATAATTGCCATCTATTTCTCTCCCTAAGTTAATGTTACTTGTAAGTGTCCCAAGCTATCAATCGTGAAGCTTGTGTCAGGCCCTGCCAAAAAACTATCGTCATAATCAATTACATTAAAGGTCCCCGATGAT